CTTGTTGTTCCAGTAGACTGTGTTGGTGAGGAGTACTACATTGTTTATCAGTTTTCAGAGAATGATACAAATAAAGCTGGTAGATATGTTGGTAGATTTACAATTGAATTTTTAGATGGTAGCGGAACATTGGTTGTTCCAATTAAAGATGAGCTATTTATAAATGTCCTAGAAGGAAGTATAAAAAAATAAACTATGAAAAATTTTATTAAGAAATTTCTTGAAGAAGCCCTAATTCTTAAAGTAGACAAAGCAAATAACAAATTGGTTGTTCAATCAAATGAAACAGATGCAAAAAAAGCATCACAAGAAACATTTAGAAATAAAGAAACATTAAAGGCTAATGGTTTTGAGTGGGGACCAAATCTTAAACCAGAAGCATACCCTGCAAAAGCTTGGGTTGCCGATATAGATAAATTTGAAGAGGCAAAAAAAGTTTTAGATGATATTAATAAATCTGGTGAGTTTATCGATAAATTAGAAAATTTAGAAGAGTTTGTTGCTAACGCTGAAGACTTCCAAGGTAAAGGAAATCTTATGGACAAAATTAATATGTATGTTCAAGATTTAGCTAATGTTACAGATGAAAAAGCTCTTTCAGCAGAAATCAGAAGATATCTTACGTTTTTTGCTGGATTTAGGGGTCATAGTTTTTACAATACACTTCTTATATGGATACAAAAACCAAATGCAACAAAAGTGGCTGGTTTCAGACAATGGGAAAAGAAATTTAGAAGAGTTAAAAAAGGAGCAAAAGGAATTATGATATTTGCACCCGTTATGTCAAAAACTAAGGATGGTATGGTTCAAACAGACAATGACGCCGAATTAGATAAAGAAGTAAAAAAGGGTATGCCAGTTAGGTTTGTACCTGTATATGTTTTTGATATATCAGATACGGAAGCAATGGATGAAAGAGGTGAGGTACCAGAAACACCAAAATGGTTTGAGGATAGTGAACCAACGGAAAGAACACAAGAATTATATAAGTATCTTTCAGAGATACTTGATAATATGGGTGTTACGTTAACAAAAGGTGGCGCAAAGGGTAGTGAAAAAGGTTATTCTGCAGGTAACCATATTAATATGTCATCTGAAGTTGAGGGTGCTGGTGAGGTGTCAACACTTATACATGAATTGGCACATGAATTAATGCATTGGAAAAAATCTTCAATATATTACCAAGGTGATGAGGTAAAATATGACGCCGCAATAAAAGAATTACAAGCTGAAAGTGTTGCTTATACAGTAATGAAACATTATGGATTACCAGTTCAACATCAGGCAACTTATTTAGCTTTATGGAAAGCAAATAAAGAAAAAATTCTTGCCAATATAAAAGTAATTTCCGATGTATCAAAGTTTATTATTGACGAGATTGATAAACAAGCCGGTATTGATAATTCGGAAAAAAAGTTGGATGAGGACTTGTATCTTTAATTAAAATTAAGTATCTTTGTTAAACCTTTTACAAAGGTTTAAAAATATTTTTCTATAAATATTTGTTTACGGTCAATATCTTTTGTATATTTGCTAGAAATACCTAGTATATGAATGCAAATAAAAAAAGAGTTGAGCCAGAGATTATTGAATCTTTTCTAAACGGTACAAATCCAAAAAAGTATGTTGTTGCTATAGAAGCAAGTTATAATCAACCATTTGTACATCTTGTCACTAACAATTCAGATGCTGGAAAGAAAATTGAAAGGTATAAGTTTGAACCATTTTTATGGTTTAAACATGAAGTTACTGAGATAATGTATGAGGGTAAAAGAAGTAAGATACTCGCCGCTAGGGAAAAATACAATGTAAAATTTAAATCTCTCACCGTAGCCGATGATGATGGTAATTCATCCGATAGATTAGAAAATGGTTACAGATATATCGCATCTTGCAAAAAGTCCTACAATGATTTAATATTATTCTTTAAAGAAGGTGGTATTGACGTTTTTGATAAAGAATTTTCAAAAATGTTTTTTATGTTTTCGCCAGTTGAACAGTTTATGATTCAGACTGGCATTCGTCTTTTTAAAGGGATGGATGACTATAACGATTTGCATAGATTTCAATTTGACTTGGAGACTGAGGGTATATCTGGTAACAAAGATGCGATATTTCAGATAGGTATGAGGGATAATAAGGGTTTTGAATATGTCCTTGAAACAATAGGTAATACACCGCAAGAGAAAAGGAAAAGTGAAAGAGATAACCTTAAAATGTTTTTTAAAGTTATTAATGAGTTAAAGCCTGATATCATAACTGGTTATAACTCGGAATCTTTTGACTGGAAATTTATAACGGATAGATGTGAAAGATTAGGTATTCCAATTAGTAATATTGCAATCACATTAGATGATGATTCTAGGTTAAAGCGCAAGCCTTCAATGCTTAAGCTTGGTAATGAGATGGAAGCATTTGACCAAACCTATATGTGGGGTTATAATATAATAGATATAGCTCACTCTGTTCGTAGAGCACAAGCAATTAATTCAGATATTAAAAGTTGGAGTCTTAAATACATTACAAAGTATTCAGGCGTAGCAAAACAAAATCGTGTTTATGTCCCCGGTAATAAGATTTATTCAACATGGCAAGACACTGAAAATAAATACGCATTTAATGATACAAATGGTGATTGGTATAAAATATCAGATAGAATGCCATTGAATGAAGGATATCAAGAAGTTGATGGTAGCTATATTGTTCAGAGATATTTGTTGGATGACTTATGGGAAACAGAACAGATAGATACGATATTTAATCAGGCAGCGTTTCTTATTGCAAAATTATTACCAACAACATATAGTAGAAGTTCTACCATGGGTACTGCAAGTCAATGGAAATTAATTATGTCTGCGTGGTCCTATGAAAACGGTTTAGCAATTCCGGAAACTGAATCTAAGAGAGAATTTACTGGTGGTCTATCAAGACTTTTAAAAGTTGGTTATGCAAAAAATGTTGTTAAGCTTGACTATGCGGCTCTTTACCCTAAGACTCAACTTACACATGAAATTTTCCCTAATCTAGATATTAGTGGTGTAATGGCTGGGTTGTTAACATATGTTGTTGATACTCGTGATAAGTTTAAGTTTCTTACGTCAGAAGAAAAAGATATAGTTAAAGGACTTCAAAAACTTATTGAAAAAACTCAGGGTGAGGATTTAGAAAACCATACAAAAGAAATCAAAAAGCACAAGGCTTTAGCTGGTCTTTATGATAAGAAGCAATTACCACTTAAAATTCTTGCAAACTCTTGGTTCGGTGCCTATGGTGCTCCATACATTTTTAATTGGGGTGATACAAACTGCGCAGAAGAAACAACTTGCCGTGGTCGTCAGTATTTGAGATTGATGGTTCAATATTTTAGTGAAAAATATAACTTTAAACCCCTAGTTGGTGATACCGATGGTTTTAACTTTGCGTTTCCAGACAATATTAATGAAATTAAATATGTCGCAAAAGGTAGTCATTGGAAAACTGAAAAATATGCTAATCAAGAACTTATTGGATTAGAAGCTGTATTGGCAGAGTTTAACGAAAATTATATGATGGGTAGAATGGGTTTGGACATTGATGACGTTTATGAAGCTACAATTAATTTCTCTAGGAAAAACTATGCTAATCTATTGAATGGTAAAGTTAAGTTGGTTGGTAATTCTGTTAAGTCAAAGAAAATGCCAGTTTATATTGAGGAGTTTCTAGATAAAGCGATTAAGCTATTGCTTAATGGACAAGGTAAGGATTTTATTAATTTCTATCACGAATATGTAGAAAAAATTTATAACTACAATATTCCTCTTGTAAAGATTGCATCAAAGTCTAAGGTTAAAACATTAATTTCAGATTACAAAGTAAAGATTACTAAAAAGAATAAAGCTGGTAATCCTATGCCAAGACAAGCACATATGGAATTGGCTTTAAGAGAGGGGTTAAATATTAATTTGGGTGATACGATTTATTATGTTAATACAGGTACCTCGAAGTCTCATGGTGATATTAAGACATTGGTTAAATCTAAGATGAGCAAGAAAGAGCATACAGATTATGAAGCTGAACATGGTCACCCAATGAAGTCAGAATTGGAAGTTAAAATAAATTGTAAATTAATTGACCCAATGGTTGTAGATAGTAATCTAGAGTTGATTAAAGAAATGGAGAGTCTTAATAAAATGTTATTAACTCTTACAGATGAAGAAAAAATAAATGAGATTAAAAATAAGATTCAGTTAATGGAATCTGATTTGATAACAGATGAATATAATGTCGCAAAATATTTAGAGTCTTTTAATAAAAAGGTTGAGCCATTGCTAGTTTGTTTTCATCCTGATATTAGAAATAAAATTTTAATATCAATTAAAAAAGATAAGAAAACAAAATTAGAAAAAATGACAGACAAGTACATTTTTACAGATGAACAATGTGTGCTTGTTTCTGGTATGCCAAATGTATCAACCGACCAAGATGATTATTATGAAGATTTGATGAAGATGGAAGATAAAGAAATAAGATTTTGGGATTCGGTAAATAAGATTCCAAATAATATTGACGTTAATGAGTGGGTATCTGTTAGAGCTGATTATATTGTTAGAATGAAAGAAGAGCGAGAAAGGGGTATAATTTTTGAAAATAAAAAATTGGATGAAATTTTCCAAAGATTGGAGGTGGTTGAACTAAATGATATTTTCGATAAAAAAATTCTACCGAAAGCCGATGAAATATTATCAATCGTAACAATTGATTTTGAAGGAAATTTTATATCAAGAAAGTGGGGTGAAAAATTGTGTCATTTAGATGATATATTCAAATACCAGAATGAAGCAATTCAAAGGAATGATTGGTATCAGATTAGTAACTCAAACGGTGAAAACAGGTACGAACTTTGGTTAGAATATAAATTAGAGCAATCGGTAGATTTTAATCAAAATCAAGATACAGAACTTTCGTCAGAAGAAATAAAAATTCTAAAAGATAATATTACCGAAATCGAAGGAAAATTAAAATTAAAACCAGCTAAGGTTAAACAAGAAACAGATGAAGATAATGAAGAATCGGATGAATATAACCCAGAAGAATTAGAACCTGAAATAGATAACTACACTTTAGAATTACAAAAAGCTGATTTTGAAATTGAAGTTAATTCTGCACCAATAAATGCTAGCGATGTGTTAAATGAAATAAACGATGATGTGGACTTTGTAAAAAATTTACTAGATGAAATTAAAAATGGTATAGATAAAGAAATTGATGAATGGAACTTTTAAAAAAAAAGGGGCTAAAAGCCCCTTTTTTAATACACCCAAAATCCGAGTGGTCTATATTTTAATTGTTTATTTAGGTATTCTGATTCTGTTGCACCTCTTTCTAATTGTTTTGTTGAAGAGAGTCTTTCTAATCTAGTATCAAGCCTTTCTAATACGGCCTTTTTTTCTTCATTACCCTCACTGATAAGTGTTTCATAATCCATTGTTCTTTCAGCCTCTGGTGGGCCTACAATGCCTCCAAACTTACCTCTAACTCTACCTAGTGTTCTTTTAGCTTCAGCAATAAATAATTGTCTAATAAGAGTTTTTGTTGGTTCATTAAACGTAGAATAATCCAATTTTGATAATGGAACCTCGTTTGGTAGTTTTATAATATCTGGGTTATCTCTTCTACATTGGTCTAAATTTGCTGAGTCAGTATCATAATAGTGATACCATACTTGACATCCAGCTAAAGTAATTGAGCTACCAAAAACATTAAGGCCAGAACCGAGTGATAATTGAGAACCAGGTGTTGTCATTAAATGTAATAATTTAGTTCCATCTGGACCAGCGGTTATTTTATAAACTAATTCACTTCTTATAATTCTATTTTTTAGATTCATGTCTGAAGCTGTTAATAGAATATCAAAAGCTGGTGAAATATAATAACCACTTCTACCACCACCGGTACCTGTACCAGCAGTACCATATCCACCACCCATTTGTGCAAAACCACCGCCAAAACCATAGTCAATACCACCATAGTTTGCTAGTAGGGCTTGGCTTATTGATGTTGGTGTTAACCAAAGAACTTCATTTACTTCTCTACCTGCTGGTATTTGATATACTTGTCTACCTTCTTCTAATGTCACGTAGTCTTTTTTTAATTCCCACGGACCATTTGTTTGTAGACCTACTTGTTTTGAATAAGCGTATGTGTATTGTGTAACAAAATCGAATGACCTAACACTTAATGCAAATGCCATATCAGTTGTATCAATATTTTTACCTAATATTGATAACCATTGATGTTCAATTAGCCATTCTTGAACATACTGTGCGTAGTCTTCTATTGAAATGTCTAAGAGTGTACATAATTGGTCATCTGTCATTTCAATTTGACGGATTGGTGCACCAACTGAGTGTCTAAATTGCGTAAATAGTTTTTCGCGGTCTTCTGAACTTACTGCCATACTTATTATTTTCTTATAAATATTTGAAAATAATAAATTAAACCAAAAACTTCTTAGTTAAATCTGCAGCTTCTCTAATTGATGTAAATGAAACCTCTGGAATTAGAATTTGGGGACCTATTTTAACCATTGGGACTTGCTCGCATTTTGTTACTTCATAAAGTTTATTAAACTCAGGTTCATTTTCTGGTTTATTTACGTCAATTTCAACAAAAGTTACACCTTCATTTTTTAAAATTTCTTTAAGTTCTGCGCAATATGGGCAGTTTTCAACTGTATAAACTCTAACCATTGTTTTCATTAATTAATTTATCTGTCATTATTTCAATTATTTCCTCATCGGATAATTGTTTATCTCCGATAATTGTTGATATTATATCTTTTTTAGTTCTTAATGTTTCCCACATTCTAGTTGATATTGTATCTTCAAATTGTTGATAATAAATATTCACATTACTATTTTGTCCAATTCTGTATGCTCTATCTTCAGCTTGTTCATTTGAGCCGGGTACCCAATCAAACGAGTTGAAAACAACAAAATTAGCTTTTGTTAGGGTTATACCAACACCAGCAGATTTAATATTTCCAATAAAAACTTTAATTTTATCATTATTTTGAAAACTGTCGACTGAGCGTTGTTTTTCTTTGTCATTCATTGGTCCGTTATGTGTAACGCATATTTTACCAAAGTGCTCAGATAATTCATTTAATTCATCAGTAAAACTTGTAAATATAATTACTTTTTTACCTGTTTCTAATATATTCTCAACCATTTCAATTGTTTGTGGAATTGCTTCCATAGCAATAAACTTTCTTAGAAGGATTAATTCTACCAAGTCTTTTTGTACCGAACCTCTTTTCTTTTCTACTTTTCTTTTTTCTAAATAATCATCCCATAGTCTATTGTATTCATCCCATCCCTTATCTGAAAGTTGATGATAGACGGGTGTTACTATTTTATCTGGCATGTCTAAAACATTTTCTTTTAATCGTCTAAGAATTAAATTTTTTGTTTTAGCCGCTAATTCATCTAGGTTTGAAGCTCCGTCAGTTAGCCAAATTTGTTTTTTTCTACCATTTTTAAGGGTTCTAAACATTTTTCTAGCATCACAGTATCTAGTTGCAAAATATTGCCAATTATCGGCAATTGGCGACTTTATTATTTTTAATAAATTAAAAAAGTCCATTGGTCTATTTGCAATAGGTGTACCTGTTAATAACCAAACCTTTTCAACATTATAGTTAACAGTTAAGTCAACCATAATTTCACCTCTAATACTTTTATTATTTTTTAAATAATGAGCTTCATCAATAATTGCTAAATCAAACTTTGCATTAACTAATTGTCTATTATATTCTAATACAGGGCCTGTAATTTCCTTTTTTTTACCATCACCAAGTGTATGAAAATTCTTTAAAATATCATAATTTATAATAGTAAATTTGGCTTTACTCCACTTTCTACCTTCAACTATAGTAACATCATCACAAAATGTATTGATTTCTCGCTTCCAATTAATTTTAACAGCAGAAGGGCAAACTACAAGTATGTTATTAGCACCACTTTCTAGTGCTGCAATTATAGATTGTAGTGATTTTCCTAACCCCATATCATCTGCTAATATATTTCCATTTCTAGATAAAAGAAATTTAATACCTTCTTCTTGATGCTTATATAAGGCTTTGTTTTGTTTTTTGAGTATTTTATTATATTTCTCAAAATCAACATCTATATCTATTTTTTCGTAATATGGGTCATCTAAAACTTGTGTTTTTGGTAACCAGTACATCTTAGAATCTTTCTGATTTCTTTTTAATTTCCCGTAAACATGAAATGTTTTTTCATTTTCGGCTAAAATATATTCTACAAGTATT